TTTTCTCGTACTAATTTGGCATTAATGGCCTCTTGTTGTAGACCAGGTAGATTCGCGCGCTCACGATTAATCAGAACTTCTTGGCGATGTTTGAAATACACCTGATTGAGATATGTTTTTGTACAAATCTCGTGTAGGGCGGCATCATTGTAATTTACACGGCATTTGAGGCAGTGGGCATCTTCATGTCGGTCCAAAAGATATCTCTCAATACATTTTGAACAGGCATCATTATTACAGTATTTACACACACATTTTTTGCGAATAATGGCGGTATAGTTCTCAGCACATATAGTACAAGTCTCTAGCACTACAGCAGGTTTCTTTACACGTTTAGACTTAGTAGTACCTTCTTGGATAGACATCTTAGGGAGCTATATATTAGATTGCGATTTAAAGGAATCAATTTTTTGATAATTCAGTATACTACTTCTTCCATACTTCATAAAAGTATTCATAGCAGCAACTCCATGAGGCCCATGGAACACCTTTTTCTTGATATACCATTTTAAATCCTTTAATTTTAAGAATTGCGTCTACAGTCTGTTTATGAGTAACATCAGTATAATCATTTTCCATAACGACTGTATGTATATTATTAAGCATGTCAGGATCCTCTTTAAAGATATAGTAAAGAGAACCTTCACAGTCTGCAACTAAAATATCAAAATCAATATTATATTTTTTACATATGTCTGAGTAACTAATTGTAGGAACTTCAACAGGATTTTCGGTTTCTTTAAAGTCATCAAGAGGTCGTGGTCCATGACCGCCATCCATATATAATTTTGTCTTTGATAGACAGTTAGTTTCAATATGTATATCATTAAACCCATTGGTACTTAGATTAAAGCGTAATTTATTAGCCATATCATTGTCGCACTCCATAACTACATGATTTTTACCATTATTAAGAACTGTTTGAATAATATGTGATACTCGGCCGACATTACCACCAATTTCAAGAACTTTAGAGTTCTCATTCACATTTGTCATAGCCATAAGCTGTTCAGGATATTCATATTCAAACCCTCCCCACCCTGTGTGATATAAATTCAGATGTTTCTGTAAACTATTAAGCTTTTCTTTAGGATCGCTAATAAATTTACCAACTGTATTCCACCATTTTTTTGGACTTTTATCATTGGTAAGTTGTTGGCTAATTGACTCAAACTTAATAATGACCTCTTTAGTGGCACTGTAAATATATTTATTATTAAAATGGTCTACAATAAGAATGTGTTTTAGAATATTAGGATAAGGATCATAACCAATAATATTACAGCGTGCTGCATCATTTGCTAAAATATAAATACCATCATCTATAAGACATTTCTGAAAAACCTCTTTTGTTATATCAAGATAATTTCCTTCACCATGTCCATAAAAAATTTTCATCTATACGTAGTAATATATGAAAATGTTTAGGTTGAATATTATGTCTCCTTATTCTCTGATTTAAGAAGCGAAAGAATAGATTTACGAACTTTTTTAACAAGTGGCGATTTTATATGATCGTGTGGTCTTATGAAAGTAGACTCCTTATGTTTCATAACTAAATAACCTCGTTCAATTGCGTCATATATCGCATCATGTGATAAACAAGTATATCGTGGACCATCCATTATATTAGAGACTGGAAAGAACCTATCTAAGTATTCTTGTGGAGTACATTGAAATGGATTATTTTCAAATGTCTCATTAAGCGGTGTTCCATCCGCAATAAGATATTCAATACATTTAACAGATGGAATGAAAGTAAAACAACATATAAGTGAATAAATTTTTGCCTTAGTATTATTGTTTAGAATCTTAAGTAAATAAGAGGCTTCATCCGCTTCAATACAGCTTTTAATAGCACCAATATGGTTTATAGGTTTATTATCTTCATATAAAATTTCTTTAAGAACATTTGTATTTTGTGTAGGCCTAAATATTTGTTGATTATAATCCATGCTATTTATTATGCTTGACATAATTTTTTTGGGCACACATTAAATCAATTTTTTCCATCTATAGGCTTAGCCGTTAATTCACCAGCATTTATCCTCTTATCCTTTGCCGAATAATTAGAATTTGGCATTTTAGGATAAATATACATTTGAAACGCTGTCATAACTGCGTTAATATCCGCATCCTTTTCAGAATTAGGATCAGCACCAGTCATGATATCAAACGCAGTTAAATAACCATGTAGTGAAGAAATAAGTGAAAGAAGCTCAAATTCAGATATAATTGGGTGATAGCTCATTACATTGATCTCGGCGGGAAGTCCACCTTTGCCATTCCAATATTCGGCTGGATTTTTGCTCCTATTAAGCGTAAATTTAGTCATTCTAAACAGTATGATTTAAAGTTCTTTACATCCCCAAAAAAAGAAAAATTGAAATATTCATAACGGTTATTAAAAGATAGTTCAAATGGCGCAAGCAATAGATCATAAAAAGGTCATAATTGATTCTCTTGAAATCTTACGTAAACGTGATACTGCGAATAAAGAAGTATTTTCAGCACGTGCTTATGCTAAAGTTATAGCCCAGTTAAAAACACATGAGACCCCTATTACATCATATGAGGATCTGAAAGGCATTAAAGGAATTGGTGCCAAAATGGAAAAGAAAATCAAGGAGATTCTTGAAACAGGCGTATTAGAGTCCGCACAGAAAGCCAAAGAGGCCTATAATATAGACGCATTAGAGGCTTTACAGAATATTTATGGGGTTGGTCCTGCCGCTGCCACGGCTCTTGTTAAAGCGGGCATTACCAGTATTGGGCAGCTTCGTGAAGCTGTAAATGAAAATCCTAAGCTACTTAATGACAAGCAGAAAATCGGTCTGAAGTATTATGAAGATCTTCTTGAAAGAATTCCACGAAGTGAAATGGTGGAACATCACAGAATTATTGAAGAATTAAAGCCAGATACAATGGCCGATTATGAAATACAGATTGTAGGAAGTTATCGTCGTGAAGCCCAAACGTCTGGCGATATTGATGTACTAATTCGTGTCCCTACTAATGTTAATTCTAAAACAGCTAAGAAGAATTTGACCCTATATGTTAAAGCATTAGAAGAGGTGGGATATATTAAGGAAATCTTAGCATTAGGTGAACACAAGTGTATGGCAATATCAAAAATGGATGTAGTTGCCCGCCGCTTAGATTTACTAATGACGCCAGATGAAGAGTACGCATATGCCCTTCTGTATTTTACTGGATCAGATCGTTTTAATGTAGCATTTAGACAATATGCGATAGATAAAGGATATAGTCTAAATGAGCATACACTTACAAAAGTGAGAGATGGTGTAAAAGAAGTTCCATATATGGAATCAGAAAAGGATATCTTTAAATTTATTGGTCTCCGATATATTGAGCCATCAAAACGCATAGATAGTAATCAGATTATTCCACTTAGATCAAAACCAAAGATCGCATAAACTAATTTTGTGCGATCTTTGGTTTGATCTACTAGAACTATGATTAAATCAAGAAAAGAAAATAAAAATCAAAGTAGGATGTCATACTTTATTTTAAAAATGGATAATAATAATTTAGCAAATCTAATAAGATTTATACATTATTGTTTAGTTGTTTTTATATTAACAGCTCATTCATTATTACCAATTATTTATATAAAGTATTACTTGCTATCAATTATAGCTATATTTGTAGGGTGGAATGACTTGAGTGGTCAATGTATTTTAACACGATTAGAACACTATTTAAGAACAGGAGACTGGAATCAAAAAGCACCTACTGAAGGCGGGCCTGAATTTCTTAGACCTGTTATAAATGAAATGTTTGATATTAATTTATCAAGATTTGAAGGAGATCGCCTCAGCAATTTTATATTAATAATCCTATGGCTAGTAGCTTTTTTCAGGATATATCATTTACTTTAGAATTGTTAGCTCATTTAGACCTCCGATATAGTGCTTATAATATAGAAAAATAAAATAAAACAGAAAGTAGGTATGGTATACTTTATTTTTGATTTAGATGAGACTCTGGCAGAATTGTACTCGGTATATTATTTTGCTACAAGTCTTCGGTTAGAATCAGCCTCTCTAGAATCAAATCTAGATAAAGCCTACCAATATTTTGTAAGAGATATATTACTTACCGAGATATCAAATGAGCCATTAGGAATTTTAAGACCTGGAATTCTAGGCATAATGAAAAAATTAAAAAATCTTCAAAAACTGGGTAAGATAAAGAATGTTCTTATTTATAGCAATAATGGAGACATAAAAAGTCTAGAATTTATTAAAGATCTAATACATCTATATGTTGGTGGAGGTTTGATAAAAGATTGTATTCATAGAAATCATCATATGAGAGCAAATGAGCGTGTAAATGCGCCACATTTAATTAATAAGACCTGGAATATATTGAGAAATATAATGATAAATGGAAATACGAGGGCCGCAACTAATTTGGTTGCGAGTGATGTATATTTTTTTGATGATTTAGACCATCCAGATTTACGCAAGAAATTGGGAATGAATTACTATAAAGTACCGAAATATGACTATAAGGCATCCGTTAATAGAGTAGGAGAAATTTACAAAAATGCCATATATAAGGCGAATATTAAGGGGGCTAAGTTAAAGAAATATGTTAATATAGTCCTTGGTGATTATACTATAAATGGTAGTAATACTGTAACATATAATACTAGTATAGATGGAGTTATACAATTATTAAAAGATTTAACACAGGGTAATGAATTAAATAATAACACATTGATATCATTACCGCCTCCTCCAGACATAGGTATATTAATGATGGATCACGCAATTAATAGAGTTGAAATTAAGAATGAACTTAGAAGAATTAAAAAGAGACAGCTAGGTCTACGTAATTCTAAAGTACAAACTAAACGACGAAAGTTAATAAATAAAGAAAATCCAGATATTGAAGTTGTTGGAGAATCAATTTCTAAATAAATAAGAGAGGTAGAAGAATGAGACTAAGATATCTTTTTATACCTGCCCTATTTATTTTAGTTTTGATAGTAATAGCTACACAAAAACAGAAGGAGGGATTTTTTGCGGATTATTGTGCTCAATATAAATCATGTATGGATTGTTCTAATTCTAGTGGCTGCTCTTGGTGTTCAACACAAAATGTCTGTTTAACGAGTACCACATTAAAGAGTACGGATAAGGAATGTAATCAAATGAATACAATTTCTTCATCATTTCTTTGTCCTGCTGCGGATGGTATAGAGCCGCCGACACTACCAGAGACCATAGATTCAAATAATATAATGTACGATTTCAGTCTATATAAAAATAGAATAACTGATAAAATTCCCCCGCCAAATCTGTATATGATTAATGAATTGAAGATTAGCAATGAGGATCTTTTAAGTAATATGAATGATGTGCGTAACGATATTAAAAACTATAAAACTGAAATGCCAGGTATTATTGCCTCAACAGTTGAAGATCAAATAAAGCCAATGGTTAAAGGCATTTTAGCAGAGAATTATTATATACAAGGATAATAAATTGTTTATAGTACATAATACAAAATTTTATGATTATCCAGCAATAATCATAAAATTTGATTTAGTTTTTGTATAATACTAATGATGTAGTCAGCAGTTATCCTAAGAAGGCACTCTTTATCGTATATTTCCAAGCAATCATATAAAATGACGGACTTTAATACTCGTAACCAGAATCTTATTAATCTTTCCCAGATGGCTATGAGTGGTCAAATTACTCATAAGATTGATCAGATTGCCTCTATCTACATTAATGGCCGTGCTTACTTTAATGTATTTCGTCGGTACAACAGCCCTTACAATATTGTAATTGAGGACTATAATGGTGATATTTATCTCCATCAAGATCTTCTGATTCGTGAGTCGCTAAAGACTATTCTTTGCTTGACTGAATATGCCAGTAATAATATTTACACCATGAATGCGACTTCGTTCAAACATAATGGACCCGTTCCGAGTCTATCTCGTAATATGGCAGATATGCGTTGGTCAGAGATTCAGGCTAAGTATCAAGCGGTAAGTGTTAATTTTGGGGGAATCTTGTATGATAATCAGGATCATCGGCCTATTTCCTCCAATCAAGAGGAAGAGGAGGATCGTTCTACTCTACTTTATGAGCCTGGCCTTGTCGCATCTTATGGTTCTATCTCTGATGCGCCCCAATATGAGGCGCCTCAATATAATGCGCCTCAATATAAACCGTCTAATGATATTGTAAGGAAGCGTAAAGCAGAAGATAGTCTAGATGAGTTGTTTAGAACTAGTACTACTGCGAGGCCTGTATTTGAGCATCTTAGCAAGAAGCGTAAGGAGGAAGAGGAGGAGTCAATTGAGGATGAGAATGATGATGAGGATGAGGAAGAGTCAAAGAAGTGTCCGTTGATTAGGCAGAGTCGTGGAACGTGTGTATGCGAATGTGAAGTAAAGGATAATGAGGAAGAGGAAGAGGATGAGGATGAGGAAGAGGAAGAGGATGAGGAAGATGAAGATAAGGAAGAGGATGGTGAGGATGAGGATGATGAAGAAGAGGAAGAGGAAGAGGAAGAGGAAGAGGAAGAGGAAGAGGAAGA